GACACATGGAGTCAACGATTTTGGACGGCGTTAAACATTCGCTAGGTATACCTGAAGATACGTTGATATCGATTGACGACGAGATAGTGACGTTGATTAACACTGCCTTTATGGTGGTGAATCAGTTGGGTGTGGGGCCGACCGAACCGTATCAATTGGAAGACGTGTCTGCTGTGTGGAGCGATTTTGCGTCCGACGTTCGTCGGGTGAATGGCGTTAAGACGTACGTGTATTTGTATGTGAAAAATCTGTTCGATCCGACAGCATCCGCAGTGGTTCAAGCTTCACTTGAAAAAATTATGTCGAACTTAGAAAGTCGTTTGATAATGTCACAGGAGTAGCAACAAATGACAAACCATTATTTAAAATGCGCACCCTCCGAGCTGGTCCATCATGGCATTAAAGGTATGCACTGGGGGATTCGTAAGGAACGAAAACCTACGGGACGTGTTCGAGCTAGGTCTTTATCCGATACGGAACTTAAAGATGCTATTGCGCGGTGGGAATTAGAAAAGAAATACAGTGAACTTCATAACGAAGTTAACGTTTCATCCGGAAAAAAACTGGTTAACAGCACCGTTAACAAATCCGTTGCAAATGTCGCTGATAAACAACTAACGGCTCTATTGACATTTATTGCAACGATTGCCGCGGGTTATGTTGCCAAAAAAGTGTCACTGCCGGGATAGGGCTGTGTTCATTCAAAATGGAAGTTTATTATCAAAGGTATAGGAGTATGCTATGACAGAATTATTACTTGTATCAAAAAACGAATTAACCCATCACGGTATTAAAGGTATGCACTGGGGTGTTCGCAATGATCGAAAACCGTCTTACCGATCGAAGAAACGGGATATTGCTAAAAATTTTAAAAAGGAATACCGATCGATTGATAAGCGGTATAAAACAAACTTAAATAATCTCAACAAAGAGCGGCGATCTCGAAACGTTGGGGCAAGCGGGGCAGCTCGAGCGGCTAACCTGAAACGATTCAGAGCAGCGAAGGAACGCGAGGCCGGAAAATGGTTAGACGATTACTACAAGTTATCCAATCATACTTCAGAAGCATACGTAGCGGCTGCACAGAGTAGTTCGACTCTCGATCGGGGCGCATATCATGCAACAAATACGGCAGCGGCAATGCTTATTACGGGTCTTGTCTATTACGGTATGGAAAAAATATAACCGTAGTTAAATAGGAGTGCTGCATGGAACACCATATCGACAATAAAGCCACTCCCGTGTATTATGGTATATTTCGGGACATGGTACTTCGGGGGGAAGTACCGGTTAATGAAGAACTGGCGTTAGAGATGAATCGTATTGACGCTTTAATTTTAAACCCTGAGATATACTATGATGAACAAGCAGTAGAAGGTTATATTCGATATTGTGAAAACGAGCTGACTTTAACAGATGGTTCGGATTTGAAACTGTTATTTACCTTTAAACTGTGGGCCGAGCAGTTGTTGTCGTGGTATTATTATGTCGACGTGGAGGCGTTTATTCCGGATGGCCACGGTGGCGGCAAAAAACATATTCGAAAAGAATTAAAACGTTTAACCAATAAACAATTTTTGGTTGTGGCTAGGGGGGCTGCAAAATCGATGTATTTAATGACTATGCAGAGTTTTTTTTTAAATGTCTATACCGCAACGACGCACCAGATCACCACCGCTCCGACTATGAAACAAGCGGACGAAGCATTATCTCCGATTAGAACGGCGATTACTCGTGCGCGAGGTCCGTTGTTTAAATTTTTGACCGCGGGATCTTTGCGAAACACAAACGGCTCTCCGATGGATCGAGTTAAACTCGTTTCTACAAAAAAAGGTATTGAAAACCGACTGACAGGTTCGTTGATTGAGATACGTCCTATGACTGTCAACAAACTACAAGGGCTGAGACCGTTTTTATCGACTGTTGACGAATGGTTGTCGGGCGATACTCGGGAAGATCCAATCGGCGCGATCGAACAAGGCGCTTCGAAATTAAGCGACTATATTATCATAGCGGTATCTTCCGAGGGGACTGTTCGTAACGCGGCAGGCGATAGCATGAAGCTCGAGCTTGTGAAAATACTTAAAGGCGAGTACACAGCTCCTCACGTATCTATATTTTACTACAAGTTAGATAGTGTGGAAGAAGTGGCGGACCCTCGAATGTGGCTAAAAGCGAATCCGAATCTGGGAAGCACCGTAACGTATGATACTTACGCACGCGATGTTACCCGCGCTGAACAAATCCCATCCGCGCGAAATGATATTCTGGCAAAACGTTTTGGGTTACCGATGGAAGGTTACACGTATTTCTTTACGTACGATGAAACGGTACCGCAGACCAAACGATCCTATAAAGGTATGGCGTGCGCATTGGGAGCTGATCTGTCTCAAGGAGATGATTTTTGTGCTTTCAATTTCATGTTTCCTTTACGAAACGGCGGTTTTGGTAATGTAGCGCGATGTTATATTACCGAGCATACTTTGCACAAGCTTCGTCCCGCAATGCGTATTAAATACGAGGAATTCATAACTGAGGGATCTCTCGTAGTGATGCCGGGCGTGATATTGGATATTCCCGGAAGCGTATACGATGACTTGATCGAATTTATAGAGATGTCAGACTACGACGTTATATCCTTGGGATACGATCCCTACAATGCTGCTGAGTTTATCCACCAATGGACAATCGAGCATTCCGAATACGGGGTGGAGGTCGTTCGACAGGGTTTTCGAACAGAAAGCGTTCCGTTGGGAGAGTTAAAGAATTTAGCCTATGAGCGATTAATCATATTTCATCAAAGTATCATACAGTTTGCTATGGGTAATTCCATGGTGTTACAAGATACGAATGGGAATCAGAAACTATACAAACGTCGCCATGATGCCAAAATCGATCCGGTAGCGGCTATGATGGACGGTTATGTTAGTTGGAAATTAAATCGAGAGGCTTATGAATAGGAGGTGTTAATGAGCAAATTTACTAGTCGTATGACAAAAGCGTATAACGTGTTGCGAGGTGTGACCAATGTAGATACAACATCGTCAGAATTACACGGGTCTTCGACCAACTATTACGCATTTCGCGACACCACTGCAAAAGTCATGGCTCCGATTGTTGCTCGAATCGGGATGGACGTAGCCGCAGTTAATGTGAGACATGTACGACGTGATGAAAACGACATATATTCGTCAACGATTCATTCCGGTTTACACGGATGTTTAACGCATCGCGCGAACGTTGATCAAACAGGCCGGGCCTTTTTGCAAGACGCTGTAGAATCCCTTTTGGGTGAAGGTGTTATTGCAATAGTTCCCGTTGACGTTGATATAGATCCAACTAAAACGGATCGTTATAAAATCGAATCGTTGCGCGTGGCACAAATAGTGGACTGGTATCCGTATCATGTTAAATTAAAGGTTTATAATGAACGTATCGGAAAGTATGTGACAACCACATTAGCAAAAGAGTTCGTGGCTATAGTATATAATCCATTCGCTACCGTTATGAACGCTCCTAATTCGACATTGAAAAGGCTTGTTGAAAAATTAGCTTTATTAGATATGGCCGATACCGATAACGGAACCGGAAAGCTTAATTTAATTATGCAATTGCCGTTTGTTATAAAAACTCAAAAACGCATAGCAGAAGCTAATGCGCGTATAGCTTCTTTAGAATCTCAATTAAACAATTCAAAGTACGGGGTTGCATATGCTGGGGCAACCGAAAAGATAACACAAATTAATCGTGTGCTTGAAAACAATCTATTTACACAAGTGGAATACCTAACCAGAATGCTTTATAGCCAGTTAGGGCTGACACCTTCAGTGTTTGATGGAACTGCAACGGGCGACGTTTTAATAAACTATTACAACCGTTCCGTGTTTCCCGTTTTAACGGCTGTATTAGAAAGTATGACGCGAGCTTTTTTGACAAAGACGGCTCGCGCCCAAGGACAGTCGATCGAATTCTACCCCGAATTATTCAAAATGGCACCGTTAAATACGATTGCCGAGGCTGCCGATGCTTTGTCAAGGAACGAAATAGTAAGCGCTAACGACATGCGCGGTTGGTTGGGGTTACAACCGAGTGATCAGGATGGGGCGAACGATCTTCGGAATGCCAATTTATATCCTGATCGACAACGTCCAAATATAGAGGAGGCATAATGCCTGATAATGATTATGATTTTTCCGGATACGCTACGAAATACGGTTTAAAATGCCGTGACGGTCGCGTAATTATAAAAGGTGCTTTCGCTCACCAAGGTAACACTCGAATACCCATGGTATGGCACCACCAGCATAACGATCCCGGTAACGTGCTGGGGTATGCTGATTTAGAAGCTCGTTCTGACGGGATCTACGCTCGTGCTGTTTTTAACGATACCGACAACGGTAGGAAGACAAAGGCGTTAATCATGCACGGAGATATCGATTCGTTGAGTATTTTTGCGAATGATCTGGTGGAACAACAGCTTCGCGTGAGCGACGGTGTTATACGGGAGTTGTCCGTAGTATTGGCCGGGTCGAACCCGGGGGCTCGAATCGATTACGTAGCCTTGCAACACGGCGACGGTTTCAACGATGTCGTATATGATGATAAGGCTACTATATATACAGGCGAGCACGTTATTGTACACGCTGCAGATAAACAACAAGCGGATCAACTATCGGTAGGCGACGTTTTGTCAACGTTTAATTCTGACCAGCAAGCGGCGTTGGCAACCGTTATATCCTTATCTGTTAATGACGATCCCGATTTGCAAGGTGTTAACGAACCTGCGTCGGCATCGGATAAAAGTGTAGGTAGTGTAGTTAGCAGTCTATCTGAAAAACAAAAAAATGTATTTTACTATTTGGTGGGTAAAGCTACCGAAGGCGTCGAACACGACGGTATTAAAAATCAATTTGATGAAGGAGAAAATATGAAACAAAACGTTTTTGACGGCGATAACACCGAAGAAGGAGCCGTATTATCCCACGAAGCGATTAGTGGTATATTTGCTGATGCTCTTAAGAATGGTTCTTTGAAGGAATCATTTATGGCTCACGCTGCTACATACGGCATCGACGATGTTGGTCTTCTCGCACCAGACGGATATTACGATCCGAACGGTCCCGCACCAGAATTTATTTCTCGGGATACCGGATGGGTGACCGATTTTATGGATGGCGCTAAACATTCGCCGATGTCGAGAATTAAAACCCGTTATGCTGATATTACGGCCGATGAAGCTCGAGCGAAAGGGTACGTAACGGCCAGTGAGAAGGACGATCAAATTTTCACGTTAATTAAACGCGTCACGACTCCAACGACCGTTTATGTTAAACAGAAACTCGATCGCGATGATTTCATTGACATCGTCGATTTTGATGTAGCCTTTTGGATGAAGGGCGAAATGCGCGAATTATTGACCGAAGAAGTGGCTCGTGCTGCAATGGTAGGCGATCAACGCGTTATTTCTGACCCTGACAAGATCAACGAAGAACGTATACGTCCTATTTATAGCGATGCTGAAATGTACGCACACCATATTCAAATTTCTGCCGGAACCTCGATTCTTGACGTTATCGATACGGTAACCGCTTCGAGACAGTATTATAAAGGTTCTGGTTCGCCAACATTATACTGCACCACAGTGTTCCTTAACGAAATGCTTTTGAAGCGTGACGGGGACGGGCGTCGTCTTCATAAAACAGAAAACGAATTGGCTGCAGTGTTGCGTGTTGCACGCATTGTTGAAGTCGAGGTTATGGATAACATCCAACGTGACGTGAACGGGACTGATTACGAGCTGCTCGGCATTATCGTTAATCCAAAAGATTACACTTTCGGCGCCGATAAAGGCGGCAAGACCACCTTCTTTGACGATTTCGACATCAAGTTCAATCAACTACAATATCTATACGAAACCCGTCTGAGCGGTGCTTTGACCAAGTACAAGAGCGCTATCGTATTTGAAGCTGAAATGGCGGCATAACCGAATGTCACGCTGTGTTGTGGATGTTGGATATTCGTCGACGATAGAGACTAAACCGGGTATATTTGAAGATGAATATCGAGAAGTTTCACACGTAGCGTTAGTATTATCGAGTAAAACGGCTTGGGTGAGGGGGGCCCGAGCTGGCGACGATGTGGAACTGAATCAAAGATTATCGATAATTCCTACCCCTGATACGTATGCTAACGTAGGGGCAATTAAATACGTTACATATTATGGGGTAAAATGGAAAGTGATATCGATAAACATGCAACGACCGAGAATGGTGCTGACCGTTGGAGGTATATTTAATGCGTAGAAACGATATGCAAACGTATCTGACTAATTTGATCCCGGAACGTGTGCGGGTATATTTTCAGCCTCCCGCGTCGGTACAGTTAACGTATCCGTGTTTGATATTTAAACGAAAGCCTTCACGAGTTAGTCGCGCTGATAACAAAGCATATCGCGTGAACGATCTCTACGAGGTAACGGTGTTGACACTAGATGTTGATGAACCATTGTTTGATATTTTGGTAACAACGCCGAAGACGACTCATACTAAAACGTATACGCGTGATCGTGTATACCATCACGTATTTGATATTTATTAACTATTGGAGGTCATATGACTAGTTTATTACAATGGGGCGCTGCCGGTTCGAAAACATTTGAAACCGGATTAGATCGCGGTGTATTATTTGTTCGCGAAGAAGATGGAACGTATCCTGTGGGTGTTGTTTGGAACGGTTTAGTATCTGTAAACGAAAACCCTTCTGGCGGAGAAATTACGAAAAAATACGCCGACAACCAAGTATATTTGCAACAAATTTCTCGTGAAGAATTTGTGGCGACGATTGAAGCGTTCATGTATCCTGCCGAATTCGCTCAATGCGACGGTTCATTAGAAGCAGCTCCCGGAGTGTTTATGGGGCAACAAGATCGCAGTTCTTTCGGTTTAGCCTATCGTACTCTTGTCGGGAACGATGTTGTTGGTGAATCGTACGGTTATCAATTGCATCTTGTTTACGGCGCTATGGCAAAACCATCGCAACGCGGGCACTCAACCGTAAACGAATCACCTGAAGCAATCCAATTTTCATGGGAAATTCAAACAACACCCGTTGTTAACGTGACAGGGAAGCCGACTGCGCATATCGTGATCGACAGCAATTCCGTGGACTCCGCAAAGTTGGAAGTTCTTGAAACCCTGCTATACGGCGACGCTTCTGTTCCGGAAACTCCGCCCATGCTGCCGTCCCCTGACGTTGTGATTAGCACTCTAAGTTAGCTTTATTTTAAACCCGAATAAGAGGAGAATATTATGATTAAAAAAACTATAAAATACGATGATTTTGATAACAAACCGCACGAAGACGATTACTACTTCCATCTAACAGAGATGGAGTTGGCAACACTTCAAGTGGAATACAAACCGTCGTTAACAGAGAATTTGGAAAGTTTGATTGACCCCATCGATGGAGCGGCCATTATCGCCTTCTTAAAGATGATTATCGTTCGATCCTATGGTGAAAAAACAGAAGACGGTTCGGGTTTTGTGCAAACGGAGACGGTTCAAAATAAGTTTAGAGCATCTCCAGCATACAGTGCATTATTTATGTCTTTGCTGGATGATAGCGATTCGTTTCTTAACTTTTTGCTTGGCATTATGCCCGTCGCCTCCGCCGAAAAAGCAAAACTAAGATTGGATGCAGCGCAACGCGTTAAAAAACAGAAAGCTATTGAAGCGACGCTTTTAAATTCATTGCAGAACATGGACGGGATAAAAGGTGTTAAAAAATAGCCCTTGAAAAAAAACGGTTATAACTTTATGGAGGCGAGGGTATGTTAGTATTACAGGGATTTACATACGAACGATACGACGAACTTGCTAATCGATTTTCGACGGGAACCGTTCCGGTTTGCCGCATGCAGCATTCCCTCGTCTCTATTTCAAAATGGGAGGCGCGTTATAAAAAACCTTTCATATCGAATGATGAAAAAACAAACGAAGAACTATCATACTATATCAGATGTATGCTGGTGACGAAACATATTTCAACCGAAGCGTTTGTCGAGATGGTTAATAAACACACAGTTCAAATCAACGATTTTATTAATGAGTCACGAACTGCAACCATATTTAACAATTTTGCTTCATCTAAAAGAGGGGGACATAGAACTACCGTTACATCGGAATTAATATATTATTGGATGGTTACTTATAACATACCATTCGAAGCTCAAAGATGGCATTTAAGTCGTTTATTAACGCTAATACGCATATTTAACGTAAAGGGCGATAAATCCACTTTAAGCAGAGCCGAATCGCATAAATTTAACGCAGCGTTGAACAAGCAGAGGAGAGCTATGTACGAGTCTTAAGACTATCGGAGAGTCGATATGTCAAACGCGCCCACCTTTTCCAGAACAAAAAAATTCTTAGAAGGTTTAACTAATGCACGTTATCGTGACATTTTGGAACAATACGGTCGTATAGGTTTGGAACGTTTAGCCGAGGCGACCCCTGTTGACACCGGTGTGACTGCTGACTCGTGGTCTTATCAAATAAAGAGAACCGC